ATGGGTGACCCGGTAAAGGGCGAAGGCCGGATGATTACTGATGCTAATGGCATCACCAGAAGAGAAGGCGGGATTTCAGGGATATGGAACAATATGTTTAATGATAGCAATGAGATAAAAGCCGACAGCCCGCCGCTCATACCTGACATCAGGGATATTCTCGATGTTTTCCCTCAGTCACTGCGGGAAAACCTAGTTAACAAAATCAGTGAAGCTATCGACTATGAACCCGTTATTGGTGTTATGTGTAGCGAAGCGCAATAAATCAACACTATTGTGCGTGATATATTGCGCTTCTTTTTTTTTACTACTGTTGTAATAGAATTCCATGTGCCATTTTCAATAGTCACACTTCATCATTTTTTAGCGCCATCCCTGCGAGTAATCGTAATTGATAACGGTTTGTGCATCGCTCAGTTGTTCGACTGCACTGATGTGCTTCTGTGCTACCTCAAACATCTTGGTATCCTGAGTAAGGATGGCTGTTTCAAGCTGCGCTGCTAATTCATTAGTCATTGTGATTCGACCATGATTTTTAGTTTTCCAGGTTAGGGCAGTTGGAACCTGTTGTGCGGCACCCAGTTTGGATAACGCAATTAGCTAGTCGCGTGATGGTGCATCGCAGTAAAATTGATGTCCTTCAACCTTGCTTCCTGCGCGACATTGTAAGCTTATGTATTGTGAACCTACTCGCCGTCTACAAGAAAACTGAATGCATCGGGACGTGGTATTGTGATCAGTTTGCCTGTCGAATACCAGCAGGGTTCCGTAGTTTTTGCTGCCAGAAAGCGTCATTGACTTCCATAATAGATTCAGGCAATACGTGGTTCAGTTCTGCGGTATCGATCCACTCTAGTACTGCACCACAAGAAGGCTCTATATAGATATATTTCATTGTTGCGAGTCCTTACCAAGAAATAATTACAATGCCATTGCTGCCGTTACCACCAGGTTGTCCCTTACTGATTATTTTAATTGCATGATCAGGCTGGACCTTAGATGGCTGTAAAAGGGTGTATCCACCACCGCCACCTCCAGAACCATTGCCACAACCATTTTCCCCTATCGCTTTGGCTGATTGGGAGCTTAAAGCGTCATCTGGAACGCTTAAATCAGTTTGGCCTGAATTACCACCATATCCGAAGACAGAGTCCTCACCTTTACTGGTAATAGCGCTACCCATTATCCTAATACCTCCTCCTTTACCACCTAAAGAAATCACATCACAAAATGATGAATCCCCTCCATCTGTTCCATTCATAGATGCTAAACCACCAGCCCCACCAGCCCCCACTGATACAGGGATGATTTCCCCAGGAGAAAGAGACAGGATCCTAATGCAAGGTGTAGATTTTCCCCCTCCTTCCCCATTGTAATTAGATATCACGGAAGCGGTATCACGACTACCAACACCACCAGAACCACCACCACCACCAATGACCTGCACATAAACCGACGTTACTCCCGCTGGTACGGTAAAAACTCCGTTAGATTCAAATACGCGCATTGAGGTCAGGTAGCGTGCATCTGCAGTAGCCTGGTTAATCGCGCCGCTGGCTTGGCTGATAGCGCTATTTGCTTTCTCAAGAGCGCTATTGGCGCTGTCCATCGCCGCCTTCACCGCGCTTGGCGTCGCCGCTTCGGTGGTGATGTTGCTGTTAGTGGAGGAATTAAGCTTGACGATTCCTTTTTGAGCTAGTGTTGCGTCAGGAATTTCACTAATTTCAGCCCACTTATGGTTATGGCTAGCTGGCGCACGACTATTGGCGTTGTCCATCGCCGCCTTCACTGCGCTTGGTGTTGCGGCCTCGGTGGTGATGGCGCTATTGGTAGACGAGTTCAGTTTGACAATCCCTGTCTGGGTTAGGGTTGCGTCAGGGACTTCGCTGATGTTGTTCCACTTATGGTTGTGGCTTGCAGGTGCGCGGCTGTTTGCGTTATCCATCGCGGTTTTTACTGCTTTTGGTGTTGCTGCCTGATTTTCACTGTTGCTATCAGTCGCATTGTTGAGCTGGGTGATCCCTTTTTGCTGAAGGGTTGCTAGCGGTACATCTTTCATTGTGCTGAAAGAGATATTGTTAATGCGGTTATCAACATATTCACGGGTTGCCAGCACCACAGATCCATCCACCAACAAAGTGACTGCCGAGGCGTTGGTCACTTCCATGATGATCTGAATGTAGAGCTGCTTACTTGAGCCCATTTCCAGCAACGGTTTATAGGTCACTGGTAATTTGGCGATGGCAATCAGATCGCCATCGGTGTCAAACAATGCACCTTCACGCACATACCAACCACCTACGTCGGCGGGTAGCACGGCGGTAACAGTGATCCAGTTGGGATTCGCTACATCCACCCGCAGTTCATTTAGTTCGCCACGCCATAATTCATGGCGTAACGCAGTCTGAGTTTCATCGGGGACATAAACAGAGCCACCGCCGTCGCCCACGGCTAATGAATGTAATTTTATGGTGTCGCTGTTGGCGACGGCGGCGGCAATTTTGGCTTGCCCCACCTTAGTTAAAATGGTGAAAAACTCGTCTTCCACACTCATCTCAATGCTCCTTTGGATAAACTAAAATCAATTCGATGCAGGATGTTGCCATCCCCCACATAACCGGATTGTGCTGATTTAAATGTGTTCTGATGTAAGGCCGAATGAGTACGGTTTCGCCGTCAATGGAACAGCAAGCCATCACCGGAATTTTGCTCTGGTTCATGACATGAAACTCCAGCGCTTCTAGGTATGAACGGACGTCTTTGTATTCATGGATCATGGCGATCAGTGCATTGCAGGTGACTTCGTCAATACCTTGTGTGACGAATTGCAGCATCACCTTGAAGCAATAAGGCTTTCCCTGATAATCAAACCATTCTGCAACCTGTCCCGTTTGCGCCAGTGTTTTCAACACCTGTTTAATCGCCCACGGTGTGCCTTTGTATTTGTGTAGTTCAATGGCATTTTTGATAAGCCTGCGCCGTTCCTCTTCGGTTCGGGTAAAGGCCCAGCCTTCCAGCCCTGTAACATGAAACTGTTCGGCCAATACCGGCAGTGCAGAGGGTGTCACTAGGTCAATCAGATAAACCAGCAATGCATTCAGATCTACAGCACCAAAACGTTGCTCCATCAACGAACACAGCAGCGTGAAACGCTCGTCGCCAGCCAGTGGAGGTGGTAATAGATCAGCCATTTGCCACCCCAGCTACGCTGAGATCGATTGCCGTACAGTTTGCCCATTCATGTGCTGCTAGAATTCGATTCACGTTGTCTACGGGTGACACCAGTTCGACGTTATAAACTCCCGGGACTTGGAGCACTCTTACTAGTTGATGAGGGACGATGTCATTACCTAACTTCGACCGGATCGCGCTGGCATATTCTTCTGCTGCCTGTTGCGCCTGTGCCAGAGTGCTTTCTCGGTCTGCCGAGGTAAAAAGCGTCAGAAGCGCGGTGATGGCGTATTCAACCTGAGTGGGTGATTTCACCGAAACAGAGTCCGTGAGTGGCCGTATTTTCTCGGAGCTCACTTTCATGACAACTTCAGCTAGCAGCTCTGGACTTGGCATTCCGTCTTTGACCAGCGGATAGACTTCTACACAACCCGGCTCAAGCCCTTCTGATGGCCCCATTACGGCAACATCAACGATTGAAGGATGTACGGAGTAAGTGTGAAAGCGATAAGCGCCATAGCTTCCGGCATTACTGAAGCTTTCCGGTGCCAGCGTGATTCGTTCTCTCAGCTGAACGTCACTTTCTTCATCGCTCCCACCCGTGCTTTCAGTGCTGTTTACAACCGCGAAATCAACTTCCCTGATATCATCAAGCAGTGTGCTGATTTGAGCTGGCTGCCAGTGATTCCCACTTTCTCCGTCAAGTACGCAAGTAGCCGTGACGTCAACGGAGAGTTTCCCTGTAGGCAACACGGCGTCAGTGTCTGTGAGAAAAATCACGCTGTCGGTTGCACAAGCTCGTGTGCCACGCGGAATCAGGCAATTAATGGGTTGTGTGATATCCACGCTAAACCGTAGGGTTGTTTTAGCGGGTTGTGCCGGCAAACGATGCACTCCGACCAGTTCGCCTAGATAGTCGATTGCGGGAGCCGTGGCATAGGCCACCAGATTTTGCTTAGCCGCTTCCTGAACGGCAATGCGCAGGAGGGTTTCACGCCACGCAATCTGATCGATGAATAAGCGCTCAATCTGAGCTGGATAGAGTTTCTTCCCTGCTTGTTCTTCATATTGCGCGATAATTTCTGCCGTAATTTCTGCAGGATCTCGTGCGATAAAGTCGGGTTCTGCTAACGCCATACCATCTCCGTTATGTTGATAACACCGTCTGCCACACGCCAGCTCACACGCAATGTCAGATGCTCACTGCTCACGACCGGTTCTACTTTGAGCACCTCACAACGCGGTTCCCACATTTTGATCGCGCCTACAGATTCGCGAACAACGTGCGGGATTGCCCGGTCGATGGGATAGTCGATGTAGTGATAAAGATTGCTGCCAAACGTAGGGCGATGAGGATCGCTACCGCGTGGCGTGCGTAAAATGATTTGGATGGCTTGGCCGATATCTGCTAAACCTTCAACGCAAGCGTCGGAGGATAGGGAATGCGCGATGAGTGCTGGCTGCCAATGGGCTGATGTCGGTTTGATTTTCATGGGGGCATTTTCGCCCCCGGTAGGTAAGGGTGATATTAAAGCGGTTTACAAATGGGTCATGAAAAATGGTGAAAGGAGATTAGTGTGAGTGGTGGTTGGTATTTCCCCCTGCATCAATGACAGAGCCTGCAGCTTCAATATTGCCTGCGACCACGACGTTCCCTGTCGTTGCTAGATTTCCAACAATATCGGTGTTTCCTTTAATGTCGACCATACCGAGAAAGCTGGTGTCGCCTACGATCCCCACGTCACCTTTCACGCTCATATCGCCAATAATGCTCACGTCACCACGAATATCAACGTTACCGGTAATGTTGATATCGGCCACAATCACGATCTCTTTGATACCACCATTAATCGTTAAACGATGTGTGGTACGGTCGTAATCAAACATGGCCTGATCGGAGAACTGGACGTAACGTTTGTCGAGAGAAGCCACTGGCGGTGCATCCACCGAAGAGTAAACCGCGCCTAGAACGATGCCGTCTTCACCATTTTCATCCAGTAAGACTTCCACCTGCTCACCAATATCTGGTAGCCAATAGTCTTTATTGTTCTGAGTATTGCGCTGTAGGACTTGCAACCAGTGAGTCCTTAAATTATCGCACTCGGGAAGGGATACTCTTACTTGAGCTGTCTTTTCGTCGATGTCGCTAACGGTACCTGTTTGCCGCGTCACTGTTTTCATTACTTTCCTTCCCCTGAGCCGCTGTTAGTGCGAGGGCCGCTAGTGATATCGATTTCAGTTACATAACCTGATGAGCGATCAAAGCGATGGCGCGCCATTTCGATAAGCCAGCATCCGGAGAGCTCGCCAAAATTAATTAACTCAATTTTATTACCCGCAGTCAGTTGCGGCGTGCCCTGTAACGCTACCGACCCACTTCTTTGCTGCTCGTTATGGTTATCCAGCGCTGCATTAGCTTTGATTTGGGCTGTACTATCGTTAGGGGCCCGCACTTCAACCTTCAACGTATCATCACTGGTTGCTTTACCGCGAGTAGCCGTACCAGCACTATTCACCTCGGACACCACGAGTTTTTTCTCTTTGCTATTTTGGTGTTTAACTCTGGCTTGTTTATAGACTTGATTAATGGTGTCACGCAGTGAGTACGTCGTGACACCCATCGGAGAAAGCTTCAGGAGTGCAGCCTGACTACGCAACGTCTCCAGATGAGAGAAGATCAATTGATCCATGGTCACTTTTACGGCATACCCATATTCGCTGGCAATGCGCTTAAGGAAGCCAACATCGGTTTCGGCGTACTGCGTTACTCTATCCAGCAAAACTGGTTCAATTTTGCCTACCATTTTCAACCCATGTTTTTGAGCAACCCGACTGGCAATCGCAGTTAGCGTGGTATCTTCAAATCCTCGGCTAGTTTTAGTGCGTAATGCACTGTTCACAGACGTTGCCACACCACGAATCGATACTGTAGACGGTGGGCTGGCTAGCTCAATTTCATCAATCGAAAATGTGCCGCAATCCAACAAAGGTTGATTGAGATAGCCTAGTTTAAGCGTCAGTTTATCTCCTTTTCCCGGATACCACTGGCGACACCATCTGCCGTCACTATCGTCAAGCTGAACATCGATTTCATCAGATTCACTTTTGATGTTATTGCTGTAACTGATATGGGTGACGAAGGGAGTAATGTCGTGAGTGATATCCTTCTGCTCGTACCACAAAGTAAACGTTGGCTGTGATACGTCGGATGTTGTCGTTATCGCAACCATGGCGCGAGATCCTTCAGTGAGATGACCGGTTCAATAACTGGGATGCGCAGTACAGTACCCGAAGGTAGTGCAGACTGAATCGCCACTAAAGGGTTGGCTATTATAATCCGTTCATACGCCAGTGCATCACCGTAGTAGTGATAAGCCAACAGATCCCAGCGTTCGCCTTCTCGGGTGATATGTTCCAGATACGTCATGTTTTTTCCTTATTGCGCCCAACTGCGTGTGGCAATCGCCGCGGTCATCTCACTGAGTGGTAATGAAAGGCTTTTTAGTAATGTGCTGGCACTGGTAAGCATCGTCCCTAATGTGGACAGCTGACCGCTAAATGAACTTCCTGAATGAGCCAGATCGTGAATATTAGCCAGTAACACTTTTACGTTAGTGACAATATCAGCCACTTCTTTCACTGCTTTTTTGAACGAATCGATAAGACCTGTTATCGAGGACAATGCTTTTTTTGCTACTTCTAGTAACCTGGCAATTTGCTCCATCATTTCGTTCAGACTGGGGATTTGCATCAAAACGCTCAGGGGATCTTCAAGGAATTTGCTCAACTGACTGATTGCGTCCGTGACTACTTGAATGGTTGTTCCCACTTGTAGGAGGCTGTTCACCGCCATTTGCAGACCGTGTCCGCTGCTGCTGCCAATTGCCGGAACCAATGATGTCATGGCGTCAATATTTGCATCGTTACCCTTTACCGCTGGAGGTTGGTTCGGATTTTTCACATCACCGATATATTCACGTAATGTCATCTCGGCAGATTGTGACTGCACATTGCCGGTTGCATCGGTGTGCTGACTGGATGCTTTCAGGTCAGTGATAACAAACCAACCGCGGTAATCACCGTTGCCAAACACCATCGCCATTGCCTGATGTGAAATCATCGCGTCATGCAAACGCTTTAGCTCGACCGTAGGAGAGCAATAGTGGCTGTGAAAAATTAGGCGAATATTAATTTCATCTAATTTCTCGCCAACAAATTGCAAGCCGGGCTTACCTTGAATGCGCGCCTGTTCGGCATAATCCACGCCAAAAGACACATTAAAACCATCCCAGTAGGTGGTCAGTTCAAACTCTATATCTCCCAATACGGCAAACATCAGGCGTACCCTCTTCGATTTTGTTGATTGGCAATTTTTTCCAGCATTTTTTCCAGCTCGCGCATGCTTAATTTCAGTGCTCCGGAAAGGTCACCTACCGCTGTTGATGATTTGCTATTCATGGTGATATTCGGGGAAAAATTCACATGGATCCCTCCTGTCGCAGCGGATGCGGAACGATCAACCTTGCGAGAAGAGGTTGCGGGGATTACAGGAATCATTGGAGCACTATCTTGTCCATTGGGCTTGATTGGGTTAACGCGCTTATGGATGGAATGAGAAGCTGATGCTGAAGTAACGGCCTGGCTTGCAGGAATATCCGGGATCAGTTTTTTAGCCATATTCTGACTGGCCTTTGCCGCCTGAGGTGCTGTGCGATCAATCCCTATCGCCGCCCCTTGAGCAATATTGTCACCAAAACCAATAAAAATACGGCTGGGGGAATTGATGCCGAGTGCGCTTTTAAACCAGCCAGAGACGCTATTGCCAAAATTGACAATACTTTCTTTTGCAACTGCCAATTTTTGCGTTACGCCTTTCACTAAACCAGTAATCAGTTGACCACCAAATTCACTGAATTTTTTAGGAATATCAAAGCCAAACCAACGCATAACACTAGAAAATGCTTTGGTAAACAGGCCTAATGGCGACCAGCGTAGAATCAGTTGAGCGATTCCCATGATGCCACCGCTAAAAGCCGACTTTATCTGTTCCCAGATTTTTCCAAACCAGCGACTGGCGCTGCTCCAAATATTTTTAATACCGCCCCATGCTGTGGCAAAAACCTGACTTACCTGATTCCATAGACGCTTAAAAAAAGCTGAGATTGGTGCCCAGTAGCGGTAAATCAGGTAAGCGGCCGTTGCAATGGCGGTGATAATCAACCCAATTGGGTTCATGATTAACGCTCGACCTAAAAACACCACTGCGCGTCCTACTAGCATGACTCCTCGCAATAAATTGCCGCCGAGAACCAGCCCTAACTTCCCAGCAAATCGTCCTACTGTTCCCATACCGCGAGCTGTTGCTTTAAGGCCTTTACCTAATTGACTGAGCCCGCGAGTAATCAGATGCAAATTGCCACCGGTACTGAACGCTGCTTTCAGAAGCATCCAACGCTTACGCACTGTGTCAATCAGATCCATGAGTGCAATAAAAGGGGAGGTAAGTTTTTCAACAAACGTTTTCACTTGGATAATCATTTTGGTCAGCGTTGCTAATCCTGCAATAAAAGTGCTGACATTTTGAACAATGGTTGTATTAGTCCTTGCCCAAGTATTTACCCGATCGTTAACCAATGTGATGCCGTTGGCTACTGAACTCAGATAGGGAACAGTGGATTTCCCTAACAACGTAGCAATATGTTCTATTTTCTCCGACAGCCCTGAACTCCAAGTCGGTTTTGCAAAGCTTTCCTTTTGGCGCGCAGCGGTAGTTTGTCTTGTAGAAGGAGGCGTGATTTTTTTAGGTAGAAGTGGAGCCGAAATTAAATTTGGTAACTGGAGGTGAATCTTAGAAACTAGGCTTCGTAAACGCAGCAAGCTTTTATTTAATTCGAGTGCGAACGCTAGCTTACGGGGGGCGCTTTCATCGTTGTCTCTTGTCGAGGAGGCACTAAGAGGGTGTTGGCCTTCGTCTTCGCTGCTGATAGATGACGCGGCTTTAAGCAATGACGTTGCCGGTATTGCTATTTTAATCATATTTGTGTTGAAAATAGGGCGGCTTGCTCCCCCATAAATTTTGGTAAGTGAGGTGCTGAGTGTCGCTCTACTCATGCACTTTCCCGGCTCAGGAGTGCGTTCTGTTTGACTCGCTTGTAGACGGATGATGTTTCTGCTCAGACCGGTAAGTGCCTGTGCGATACCTGCCGATACCACACGGCTTGAAACATTTTTTGGTATCATTATGTTCTCTGTTTGTGCCGTACGGGCAGATACCCGTACGGTTATTCATTATTTTCTTGCCCAATTTGGGTGCTTGCCTGCTCTAACCAATACTCAAAATCTTCCACGTCCAGATCGTCAATGGCATTGGGCTGAAATCTAAACCACCGAGCTAGCAGAGCCATCGCTTGCCAAAGTATTTCCGGCTGTTTCATCCAGTCCAAGCATTTGTTGAAATCGGGTCTGTAAAGCCTGCCAGTCGCTTAAGTCCATCTCCGCAAGATCTTCTGGTAACAGTCCCGTCATGGCTGCAATCAGGGTTTCATCCCAATCCTCTGGTTTGCTGCTGATACGGCGTGCTGTACGAATGTCTTTTACCTGTAAGCGGCGAAGTTGAAGAACTTCGATACGCTGACCTGATGGGGAGCTAAGCGGATAGAGCAGCTGAAATGTTTCTTGCATGGTTGTGTCCTCAATAAGTTGAGGTTGCAGTATTTAGCGTGGAGGAAATTACAGATATTAAAGAGGGTTATAAAAATAAACGGAGCCGTAGCTCCGTTTGAGACAAATGAGTTCTTTAGCCGCCGATATTGCTACGGTAATCACTCAGTTGATCGACGCCACCCACACGGAAAATGTTAGCCAGATAATCCAGCTCCAATAAGTCTTCACCATCCACGACTTGTTTCACATAAGTGCAGGAGAATGAACTGCTGAAATCTGGGTTCTCATGCTGTTTAAAAGTACCTAGAGGATTCTTTTTAAACATGATTGTCAGATGAGTGACTAATGGGATTTCGTCAACACGGCCCTGAGAGTTGTAACGGTCAATACTTGATCGGCATTGCAACGCAAGCGCTTTGTAAGGGTTGCCTGCGGTCAGCATGACGTCACGATAAAATGAGTTCCATTTAATCTCGCCTTCAAGTTTGTCAAAACCGGCAGGCAGCTCGATTTTCCCGACCATACCTAGTGCTTTATGCTCCTGCATAATCATGCTGATATCAGGCAGTTTAATTTCTGATGCACGACCCAGTAAATTATTACCAGCAATATAGATATTGGCATTGGTGATGCGGTTAATTTCAATTTTCCCAGCCATTAGCGAGTCCCTTTAAGCGTTAGCAGATATTCAGAAGTGATCTCAGTTTCAAACGTCAAACGTTCCAGCGGTGGCGGAGGTGTAAATTTATAGCTCAGCAGCAAATGACCTGCGGATAGCTCTGTGGCCTCGTTGCGTGCAGGATCATACCAGCAGTTAAAACCGACGAGAGCGCCATCACCAATCAACTTACGGCCGTAACTATTAACTGATTCAGTCAGCGCATCAATTAGCGCCTGATTGATCGGCATATCCATAAACTGCTGGCTGAAATATCGCATCGATTCGTTGATAACATCCGCTGTGCGGCGTACATTCTCAAAGCTGGTCATATCGGTCACTGTTGGCCAAGCCGCAGTGCGGTTGCCCCATAGGCGCAAACCTGAACCGTAATTGTTGTAGACAGTAGTGATGCCGTTTTCGTTGAGTAGGTTCACTTCACTTTGCGGATCGTCGATCATAGACGTCAACGAGCGTTCGATACCGGTAATACCAAGAATTTCTTGGTTCGAATTGCTCCACCAGAAGCCCTTTTCTAGATCAACTTTTGCGCGAAGACCCGCTGCACGAGAAGACAAAGGTTGAAGTTGTTCGCTATCTTTTGCCGCATCGTAGACTTTGACATACGGGTAGCAAAGTCTTGCTCTGTCTGAGCTGGTGGCGAAATTAACGGGGCTGGACACTCCGCGTATTGTCAATGCTTGCTCAACAGTGGTTCCGATAGGCGCATCAATGTAGGCGATCGCTCCCAAATTCTCGGCTTGGGAAATTAACTCAGTCGATACACTATTTTGTGTACAGAAGATCGGTGCAATAAGGATTTTAGGTGCAAATCCAAACTGGCTATAGGTCTCTTTGAGTAACTGGAACCCTGTACGATAACCCGCCTGATTGATAGCACCAATAATGTCTTTAGAAGTGATCATCGCCGGGTCAATATAGTTATAGCTTGCTGTAACGCTGCCATCAGGCGGAATAATAGAACCCGTAAATTGAATCTCACCCGACGCGCAGTCCAGTTGGTAGTCAGTGCCAGAACGTAAATTAAATTCGCCGACTTTTAGTTCAACCTGGCTATCTGCACCATACGCGAGTTTTGCGGTGCCCTTAGCACTGAAAGTTACTGCCTCAAGACTAACTGGCTTAGAATGCTTAACAGGGTCGGCCACGTTGATGACAACCACAGTGCCTGCACCTTGATCGTAAATAGCCTTCAATGATTGCGGGATAGTGAAGCCCAACGTATCAGTACCAAACTGAGCCGCATCTTGTTCGGAGAGGCAAAGAGTAGCTTGATTTATCGGGCCGCAAGGTGCGGTACCAATCAATGCAATAACCGCTGATTTCACTGTTTTTACCGGGCGTGAGCTAGACTGAATTTCAATCGTTTCTACACCATGCAAATAATTAGCGCTCATTAAATGCCTCCTCTACTGGTACCAGATAATTCAGAGCCAGCAGCGTTTTGACATAACTATTGTCTTCCGGTAATTCAATGTTCATATTTGGCCAGAGTAAAACTTCGTTCCCTTCTTCCAAGGTCACGCCGCTTGCAGGGCCGTTGTAATGAAATTTCATTATGTTTCCTCATAATTGACTATTGTCAGCAGCGGTTCATCCGTGCTGTCGCAGTCTTCGATAAATAGGCTTTCAGTAGAAAAATCGATGGCGTATTGCCAAAGACTTTCCGATTCACCTAGGAATTGATCGCGAACTAACCAAATGCGTCGATAGCAATCAGGAGGAACATATCCGCCTAATGCCTGACGTACTGCATCCAGAACATCCACCGCGCCAAAGGACCCGTTTAACTGTTGTAAAACGATAGTGGCTCTCAGCGTGATGGTTTGCGGTTGCAGGACGGCTCCCATATCAGCCATCACCGCAAACTTAGGATTAGCGTGACTTAGCAACAATGACCCCAACGGATGGGCTTGTGGTTGCGCCACCGTGCCAAGATCTTCTACGGAGCCGAAAGTGGAACTGACGTAATTAACCAGCACGGCACCAAATGGATGAGTTAGACGATAATCTGTTGGACTCTCGGGAAAATACTCCACCTGTAAAGCGGGTAATTTTTGGCGCAGGCGCAGTACAACTGCATCAATAATGGGTAACGTATTCATAGGTTTTACTCGGCACGTAAACCTCTTCTCATAACGTGAAAACGTTAACACTTAAGAAGTGATTTCAAATGCCAATGTTGTTAAGCGATGTGGGATAGTCTCGGGGAAAAGAGGAGGTCAGGCTTTTAATCTGCTTTAGAGAAACTTTGGGTGAAGTGAACGTAAATTAGTAAGATGATATAAAAAGACACACCTTACGGTGTGCCTGCTGGAAAGTGTAGGAATAGTTCAATTCTACTGTGAAGCGAATCAAGCTTGGCCTCAATAACCGTTTGTCCACGAATATAATCCTCACGACGAACATAATTTAACGGCATATCGGCGCGAAATTCTAAAAACTCGCGTTCTAAGCGTGACCAGCTGATTTCACTCTGTTGACGGGCATGCTCCAGCGCATCGAATCGTTCGCTGAGACGTTTTTCTATTTGGGTCAGCAGAATCTTGCCAGCAGCAGACAGAAAGCCCATAAACGATAACATCAGCGAAACGATTTCCCAGAAACTGACTTGTAATTGCATAGATATGTTCCTTCTTTACCTACTGAATGCAGCTGCCAGAGCCCCAGGATAAATAGCGCGGAGCTATGTTGTAGAGAATATTTTTCGGATAGTGTCGATTTTCCTTCCAATTTGCTTGGCTGCGTCCTGCATTGACGGTCTCGACTTGTCCAAACCAGTATTGTGGATTCAGGCCTTGCCGCGTTGCCAATTTTTTATCACGATTAATCCAGCCTAACCCACCATTGTAAGCGCTTAGCGTAAAGGCCATCTTCTGGCAAGGATCGACAGCTTTGATGCGTTGCATGAGCCAATTATCGTAGCTAACCAGCGCACGTATAGCCCATGAGGGATTAAACGGCTGATTGACGGAAAGCTCTGGTATCAAATGGCTGATCCAGTCCGCAGTGGCAGGCATAAACTGCGCCATGCCTACCGCACCTGTTGGAGATTTTGCATCGACACGCCAGCCACTTTCCTGTTGCAACTGCGCTGCAAAATCGGCAACAGGCGCAGAGATTCCCCATTCAGCACGCGCATTACGGATAAGTTCATCACGATATTGCAGCGATGTTGGTGGTGGAGTGTTTTGGCTTTTTGACGCGGCCAGAACTGCAGGTGTCATTAGCAGCAAAATTGCGAAAGTAGAATCCAGTTTCACAGGCCCATTGCCACGCTCAGGCAAACAGCGGCAACAATCAGAGCTCTACGTAGCATTGCCGCTGCAAATACATTACTCATACCTTCCGGTACATACTTGATGTCATGTCCTGGGCGGGCGAAAGGGAATAAAGATCTATCGAGCCAATATCCCAGTACGGCAGCCAAAGAAATTAGGCTGAGTTTGTAGATCACTACAGGGATTTGTTGTGGTGAAACAATTCCAATCACAAAAAATAAAACCCAAGATGCCATTATCCAACCAACAAGCCGTGGTTTTTTCAATGTTATCATTTGATGCCTCCGATTAATGTATAGGTATTCTCACAGTTAAAAATTAAAAATAATTTTAAAGAGATTTATAGAGGCTGGATGTGGTTAGTACTCAATGGTTTCATTTTTTTAATTTTTTATTTTTAATTAATTAAATTATTGGTTTTTTATATTATGGTTTTGGCTATTATTATCGATATGAATCCCATAAGGCATCCAAGAATAAAAAATATATTGTTTATCAATGAAGGGTATCGAATTATTTCATGCGTTTTTATATCTTTAACATAAACAGGGTTAAAAAAATTTCGCGTTTTTTCTGTATGGTTTTTGCAGTCAAATTTGCACAGAGAAAAACCTAGGTCGATAAAATAATAAACACTCTGTAATTGTTCGAGGGTTAATTTTGCAAGCTTTGATGTGCCGAAAATATCCAAGCATAATTTATTTCTTTGCGATTTTTTTTCTGAAGTATTGGTTATTTGTTGTATTTTTTCTATTAGAATGTTACGAGAGTTAATCTCTTTGGATTTTTTATTTTCAAATAATAAAAAACTCTCCGACCACTCTGGTGATACTGATGAGTTCTGATTGTTCTTATTCACATTAATGGTTGTATGTAGCCTATGCCAAACGAGTTTTTGATTTCCACTGGTTAAGTTAGCAATATCGTTGAGCAACGCATTCAACTGTTCCCGCTGGGTGTGTTCTATGGGGGCATCTATCTCTCCCTGAACCATATTGTTGTAGTTGACAACGATGTCACGCCCAATCATTTGGCCAACATTCCCATAGACTTTTTGTTGGCTCATTTGTTTCCTTGGCCTCTAATGCTTATATTTAGTGGCGCATCAAATGTAGCGTCACCGGATATCGACTGGCCAACATCTCCATGAACAATTTGATTATTATCATAGCTTTTGGCAGCCTTATTTCCCGCTGTTAATGCGGCTAGTGCTGCAGACTTTAGAGATAGTGAAGCTGCTCTAAAGTGCATCAGTAACTCCTGTTCGTCAGGGGATAATTCTGGTAGTTCACCGTTACCGGTCAGAAGCCAGATAGGGTCGACCTTGAATTCAATCAGCAGACAAAAAAAGAATGTCGCATCGGGTGAACGCTCCCCTGATTCGTACCTAGAGATACTTTTTCTTTCGAGTCCCAACCGTGTGGCAAAGTCTGACTGAGACAAATTCCCCCTGACCTGACGTATGCGTAAACCAACGGAAATAAGATCTAAAATCTGCATATGAACCCAAATGGAGTGTTTACATTGTACCTAATTGGTACCATTATTTATCACGTAGCCTCTCAGTTACTTGATATACAGGGAGACACCATAGCAACTACAGATCATTTTACTAAGAGAGAAAAACATTTACCTTACTAGATAATAGCCTGAGTGAAATCACTTAAGAAATATTTTTAGAGTGTTATCTATCAATCAGTATTTTCCATAATAAGTGGGGAAGGAATCTCTATTAGTTATGATCTGTAACCCGAAGTATTACTTCTTTATGTAACATTCTTGCATATAACGAAAAAGTAAGGAATATCACGGATGACGAACAAAAATATTTCCTCTTCAGGTTCCCGCATTCTGAGGGTTCTAAAAGCACTTAAAGGACATTCATTAAATGGTTTAGCTAATGGTGAATTGGCCAATGCGCTCAGTGACTCTCCAACCAATATTCATCGAGCATTAAACACACTGATTCAGGAAGGATTAGCACAAAAATTAGCAAATGGACGTTTTGCACTTAGCCATCAAGCTTTACAAATTGCTATTGCTCACTCCAATGAAGTTACTCTGGCGCAGATTCGAATTTCTGAGATGAACCAACATTTATTGGCTGGCAGTCTCTAAGGGTAAAAACATGGCACGTACTAAGAATAAGCATAATGAGCTGAAAATGGATGTAGAACCTGCAAGTGATATTGACAGTAATTTACAAGCAATGGCTCAGCATCGTTTCAACATCATGTCTAAGTTTGGAGATAATGCGACTTATGAGCGTGAGCGTATTGTTTATGAAACACGGTTTTATATGGCTCAAAGTGCTGAATCAATGTTGGAGGCTGGTAAGCGGTTAGTCATTCTTAAAGAGTGTGAGCCGCATGGTACATTAATAGACATTATCGAGAATGAGTTAAATATTCCGTATCGTACCGCAGCACGGATGATGCAAGCTGCTATTAAATATCTTTCGCCGGCTATGAAAAGCAATGTGTCGGCGCTGGCACAATTAGGTAAAACTAAACTTTTTGAATTAGTCACAGAAGATGATGAAGAACTAGCTAACTTAGTTGAAGGCGGGACACTTGCTGGCTTTACTCTTGATGACATTGATCGGATGACTAGCAGAGAATTGCGAAATGCATTACGTAATGCACATGAAGACATTAATGCACAGCGGCGAGTGTTAAGTGATAAAAACGATAAGATTGATGAGCTATATTCTCAACTGGAAAAAAAATCTCGCGCCCAGTCTTCAGAAGAAAATACGGCGAGCAATATGCTTCGCCGTGAAGCCTGCAATATAGCTTACGAAGCTGAAGGTTGTATCCGTGGCCGCTTACATGCGGCATTCTCAGCCCTTAAGGTACATTGCGCTTCATTTGAAGAGCCAGTGCCTAGTGAGCTGATGACGGGGCTTTTATGCCAGATAGAGCAAGCGATCCATCAGTTGCGTATGGAGTTTTTTCTGGATGCTGCACCGAGCAATCATGACAAACCTGATTGGCTTATTATCCAAGAACCTAAAATTTCTCGTCCCGATTGGATGTCGACTCCTGAGTCGACGGAGGAGTAAATGAATCCCATCATGATTGAACGTCTTAGCTTTTATGCTAAAGCTGCACGGGAGTGTAAACATGGGGATAAAGGACGAATATACGAGGTCGCTTGCCGTGAGTTAGGGATATCTCGTGCGACCTTCTTACGAAAGTTAAAAGATATATCGATTACTGATAAAAGGAAGCAGCGCTCTGATGCAGGGAACACATCATTACAGCGAATTGAAGCTAATCTGATTTCAGCTACGCTATTAGAATCGACACGAAAAAATGGAAAACGATTGTATTCTGTTGTGGATGCGGTTGAGACATTACGTGCTAATAATATGATTATTGCAGGACGTATCGATAAAAATTCTGGCGAGGTTATTCCTTTATCTACAACAAGTATCGTTCGTGCGCTGAGATATTATGGATTACATCCAGATCAACTTATGTCCCCATCGCCTGTCACTGAACTTGCTTCTTTACACCCCAACCATGTATGGCAGATAGATGCTTCATTGTGCACGTTGTATTATCTCAGCAATGGGCAGCGCGGGTTACAGGTAATGGAGAGTGAAAAATTCTATAAAAATAAGCCTGCTAATATCGCTCGTATAAACAGCAATCGCGTCTGGAGCTATGAGATAACAGATCATTGTAGCGGTTGGATCTATGTTGAATATGTTATGGGAGGAGAAAGTGGTGAAAATCTTTGTTCTATACTGATTAATGCAATGCAAGAACGTAATGGTGCAGATGTTTTACATGGTATTCCTCATTTACTATATCTTGACCCCGGCTCTGCAAATACTGCAGGAATGACCAAAAATTTATGCCGTTCTTTAGGCATTAAGCTTCTGACTCATAAAGTACATAACGCTCGAGCAACAGGGCAGGTTGAGAAAGCACGTGATATTATCGAGCGGAAATTTGAGCCAGGGCTTAAATTTCAGCCGGTTGCTGATCTTGATGAACTGAATGAGAAAGCGCGTGCGTGGCGTGCTTATTTTAATGCCACAGCGGTACATAGTCGCCATGGTAAAAACCGAACTGAAATATGGATGAGAATTACACCTCAACAATTGATTAAAGCACCATCGGTGGCTATTTGCCGTAAATTAGCTGTTTCCACACCTGAGAGTCGAAAGATATCACCTAAGCTAAGAATATCATTTCATGGTAATGAATATGATGTTTCACATATTCCGGGTGTGATGGTAGGGGAGAAACTTTGGATTACTCGTAACCCGTGGAGCCACGAAATGGCGCAGGTAGCTCTGATAGATCAGGAGGGGAATGAAATACTTTACTCTATAGGTAGAATTAGTAAAAATGAATTTGGTTTCTCTAATGACGCTACTATTATTGGGAAAGGATATAAGTCTCATGCTGAAACACGAGCCCAAATAGCGTTAAAAGAAATTGAAAGTTTGGTGATGCAAGAAGAAACAGTAAAAGGTATTATATTTTCTCGTAAATTAAAAAAATTGCCATTTGGTAGCAAATTTGACCCTTATAGACATATTAATAAGGCAATGCTGCCTGACTACATGCCTAGGGAAGGAACTCCATCGGAAGTTAATGTGATTACTGCGCCGTCACAAAAACTTACCCACGTGGGGCTGCAACGGTTTTGAAGCGAAAAATAGAGGTTATGGGCGAGGTTTGGTCTCCAGATTATTTTCAGTTTTTGATAAATAAATTCCCCTCCGGTTGTGATTTTGAAGAATTAGATAATATAGTTCATGAGATTATTCAGCTACCTTATCAGATTGTACATCATATAAAGTAATGAGAGTAAAATGTTACTACCTAAGCAAGTTCTAACCTATAATGCCAAACAACACTTTAGATTATTTCGAGATCCTTTTTCTGATGATGTTATAGAAAGCACCGAAGATATATTTGTTACCCCAGATATCCGCTATGTACGAGAATCGCTTTATCAAACGGCGAGCCATGGAGGATTTATTGCTATTGTTGGTGAGTCGGGGGCTGGCAAAACAACGCTCAGACGTGATATGAAAAAATGGATCCATCATGAGCAACTTCCAATAATAGTGATTGAGCCTTACGTTATTAGTATGGAGGATAACGATAGAAAAGGAAAAACGTTAAAAGCAGCGAGTATACTTGAATCAATTATTAAGAGTGTCGCTCCTCAGGAGAGAATTAAATGCAGCTTGGAAGCTCGCTATAGGCAGTTGCATCAGATTCTAATACAATCTTCACGCTCAGGAGTTCGCCATGTATTAGTGATTGAGGAGGCACATTCACTGCCAATATCTACGTTGAAACATCTAAAACGCTTTTTTGAACTTGAAGATGGATTTAAAAAGTTACTCTCTGTTATTCTTATTGGGCAACCGGAGCTAAAAATTAAACTATCATCACATCATTATGATGTGCGTGAGGTTTTCCAGCGTTGTGAAGTTATTGAGTTGCTGCCAATAGAGCAAGAACTAGAGGATTTTATTAATTTTAAATTTCTTCGTGTGGGTAAAAATGTTAGAGATATAATGGATGTAAGCATTATAGGTGCTATCCGCATGTGGTTCATGACGCGAAGTAAACATGGCCTCTCCAGTCTTAGTTATCCGTTATCTATTGGTAATTTATTAACCGCAGCTATGAATTTCACTGCTGAAATTGGAGCGCCGTTAGTGAATGAGGATGTAATAAAAGAAATTATGAAATTGCAATAAATATAAATTTAATCATCATTTAAATAAAATTGGTATGCTTATTGTTAAGTTAATAATCTATTCTTTAAAAAGGAACAGAAAATGAATAATCACGTTTTTCGTAGCAAAGGGCCTGAGTTATTAGTTGAGCTTGCTCACCATGTAGCAGAAACGATTGTTGATGTTACTGGATTAGATTTGAAAGTAGCAGAGCAAGTAGGAAACTCGGTAGCTACACGCATGATGCTAGTATGGGGTGGGCAAAATGTTTATTTCCCAATGGGTATTTCCTGGAATGCATCCCAGCGGGACTTACAGATATTCAGTGAGTTTAATGGAAGAAATCATAGCGAATTAGCAAAAAAATATAGTGTATCTCTGCAATGGATTTATAAAATAGTGAAAACTGTAAGAAAGGAAGAGCAAGCTCGTATGCAGGATGATATATAA